CTGGAAATGCCGCCACTGCTTATACCAATGCTGTAAGTTACACTGATACAAAGATTGGTACTGCTAACACGGCTATGGCAGCGAATGCTGCGGCCGCTTATACTAATGCGACTGTTTTCGCAGCGAATGCTTCCAATGCAAATAACGGTACACTCGCAGAAGCTCGTCTTCCATTCCGAATGAATCAAGATCTGAGAACAACAGATTCTCCAACTTTTGCGAATGGTACATTTAATGGTTCTGTTTCGGTTGGTGGAAGCCTTACAATTACTGGTAACTTGATTTCTACCAACGTACAAACTCTTTCTGTTGCAGATCCTCTGATTAAATTGGCCGTGAACAACCCAGCCGACTTGCTTTGGATCGGATTTACCGGTCACTACAGCGGATCAGGTAATACAACAAACCACGCTGGGCTTGTTCGTAGTCCGGATACAAAAGAATTCATCCTCATGTCGACATATGGAGATGAAACGGCTGTTGCAAATAATAATACGATCAACGTAGCTGATGCATCGTTCTCGTATGCTAACTTGCAAGTCAACTTGTTAAAGGCTGGAAACTCTACAGTATTCTCTACTATCAATTCTACGGCATTCAGCCAAACTGCAAACAACTCGACTAACTTTGGTGGGTTGTCTCTTGCTACTGTTCAAGGACAGATCACTGGTAACGCGGCAACTGCATATACTAACTCAGTATCTTATACAGACACAAAGATCGGTACTGCTAATACTGCAATGGCAGCCAACGCTTCTGCAGCCTATACGAATGCTATTGCGATCGCAGCGAATGCTACGAATCTGACTTCTGGTACGGTTGCTTTTGCAAGATTGCCTTCGCTGTTTATTGGAACAACAACCATTCAATCTACGAGTGCTGCTCAAGCAGTAAGCGGTATCACTACGCTGGCTGCTGGTAACACTACGATTACCGGAAATATTAGCGTTACGAGCGTTGGTAGTTTTGATAGAATAACCACTGCTAATAATGGCAGTGGAACAAATATTAGTATCGGTGATGATGCGTGGTTCGGAGATGTTAACATCGCTGACACTGTTCGTATTATGGGACAACAAAGTGCCAATAACGGACACATTATCTTTGGTAATGCTGATAATAGTGTAAAACTTGGTAGAACTGGCACCGGTCCACTTACATGGAATGGAGCATTCAGTGTTACAGGTGGACTAACTACGCTGTCAGCAAACCTTGTGATGGCAAACAACAACATCACGAATCCAACTCTGACAGGTTACACCGAATCTGAAGTCTCGAATACAGCTGTCACAGGAACATACACTCTTGACTGTGTTGCTTCTAACTTCTGGGATCTTACACTTACTGGAAATACAACGATCTCTCCAACAGGTGTTCCACCGGCCACAAGAATGTGGGCAGGAACGATCGTAGCAAAACAAGATGCAACGGGTGGTCGTACGATCACGTGGCCAGCTGGTAGTAAATATCCAGGTGGAGTCGTTCCTCCTGCAACAACAACAGCAAATGCTATCGACATCTGGTCACTCATGACTTATGACGGCGGTACTTCTTGGGTTGTTTCTCTGACGGTGAAGGGCGCCGCATAATGAGTATTGGTGGTGGTTCAAAGTTTACATTAGAGAAAACGTGGCGTGGAGCTGGAACTGGAACGACTAAGTTCAACAGTCCTGGTAACATTACGATTCCTTATGGTAGAAACAGCGTTCTTGTTTCTGGTAGAGGTGGCACTGGCACAGCTCTGATTCCTGGACCTGGAACTGGATCCTTTAATATCGTTCCAGGAAATGCAACCGGTACTTTTAATATCATCCCAGGAAACGCTACTGGTAATTTCAACATCGTACCAGGAAATGCAACCGGTACATTCAACATTGTGCCTGGAAATATTGCTAACTATAACATTATCTTCCCGCAAACTGGAGGATTTAATATTGTTTTCCCGCAAACCGGCGGATTCAACATTGTTCCAGGAAATGCGACTGGTACTTTTAACATTGTTCCAGGAAATGCAACTGGCAACTTTAACATTATTCCTGGCAATGCAACTGGCAATTTTAATATCATTCCTGGTAATGCAACTGGCACTTTCAACATTGTCCCAGGAAATGCAACCGGTACATTTAACATTATTCCTGGTAATATTGCCAGCTACAATATCATTTTCCCAGGAACTGGTACATTCAACAAAGTTCCAGGGAACATAGCTGGTTATAACATCATTTTCCCTGGAACAGGTACTTTCAATATCATCCCTGGTCCTGTGGCAAACTACAACATCATTTTCCCAGGCACAGGGACATTCAATAAAGTTCCTGGTAATATCTCTGGTTACAACATTATTTTCCCTGGAAGCGGCACGTTTAACATCGTTCCTGGCAACGCTACTGGTACGTTTAACAAAGTTCCAGGAAATTCTTCTGGTTTCAACATCGTTCCGGGCAATGTGTCAGGTTATAACGTAAACCCAGGTAACGTGTCAGGTTATAACATAACTCCAGGTAATTCTTCGGGTTTCAATGTCGTTCCAGGCAATGCGGACTCTATTTTTACTCCAGGCAACTTTGCTGGTAACAACGTAATTCCTGGCAATCAAAACTTTAATCCTCCGAGCCCCAAATTCGGTCCTGGCTTTGATATTGGCACGCCGTTCAATTCTCCATCTCCAGGTCCAGCAAACTTTAACGCGCCAACTACCTTCAACTTCTTCAATGCTCCTTCAAACGGACCGCAGAACTTTAACGCTGCTTCGAATGGTCCTGCAAACTTTAACGCTGCAACAAATGGTCCTGCAAACTTTAACGCTGCAACCAACGGTCCTCAAAACTTCAATTCACCGACTAACGGGCCTCAGAACTTTAACCCTGCCACAAACGGCCCTCAGAACTTCAACGTAGCCAATGGTCCTGCTAACTTCAACGCTCCGACAAATGGCCCGCAAAACTTTAACGTAGCAAATGGTCCTGCTAACTTTAATGCGCCTTCTGGTGGACCTCAGAACTTTAACGTTGCCAATGGTCCTGCAAACTTCAACGCTCCGACTAATGGCCCTCAGAACTTTAACGTAGCGAACGGTCCTGCTAACTTCAATCCTGCAACCAACGGTCCTCAGAACTTCAATCCTGCGACTAACGGACCTCAGAATTTTAACCCTGCAACTAACGGACCGCAAAACTTTAATCCAGCAAATAATGGACCTCAGAATTTTAACCCTGCTACCAATGGTCCTCAGAATTTCAATCCAGCCACAAATGGCCCTCAGAACTTTAACGTAGCGAATGGACCACAAAACTTTAACGTAGCGAATGGTCCTGCGAACTTTAACCCAGCTACCAACGGTCCACAAAACTTTAATCCTGCTACCAATGGACCGCAGAACTTTAATCCTGCAAACAATGGGCCTCAAAACTTTAATCCAGCGACAAACGGTCCTCAGAACTTTAATACTCCGACTCCAGCTGTTCCAGGAAACAAATCAGAAGCTCTCGGCATTCAGTTCCCAGGATCAAATGCTGGAGGCACACCTGCACCAGTGATAAATAGTCAGACGGCAAGCTATTATGCTTATCCTGACGGAGCTACGCATTCGGTAGTTGTGGCGCCTGGAGGATATATAGATATTACCATTGAATAAGTGATTTGAAGAAGGATTTACTATGCCATATATTATCCCTAAGTATGGGAAACAATTGAACTGCTTCGCTGTATGGACAGGAGGATTTACTCCTGAAGAAGTCGATAAAATTATTGACTTAGAAAAACTCCAAGAATTTGAAAAAGGTAAGGTTGGGCTTGAGCAGAATGTTCCAGCTCCAGCCGAAACGCGTGATTCAGATATCTCATGGATCCATCATGATCAACACAGCGACTGGCTATTTCAAAGAATGTCTGGAATTATATCAGTTGTAAATGGTGACAATTTTATGTACAATATTGAAGGTATTGACGCTTTTCAATATACCAAATACGGACCAAATCAACACTATACGTGGCATTGGGATGTCGAGTTTGGTTGGCAGAAATATATAAGAAAGATATCGGCATCTCTACTTCTTTCAGATCCAAGTGAATACGAAGGTGGAGAATTAGAGATCGTGAATACTGGAAACCTTGAAGACAAAGTCTCATGTAAACCGAATAAGGGTGACATTGTATTTTTTGCTTCATGGATGCCGCATCGTGTAGCGCCAGTCACTTCTGGTTTTCGTAGAAGTCTTGTAGCATGGGTAATGGGTGAAAGAGAATGTTGAGTTGGAATCCTTTTAAGAAGAAACCTATTATTGAGTTTTATTGCCATCGAGATGACGTAGCCAGTTTGCCGCATCCAAAGCCTGCAGCTAAACATATACCCGAATGGTATAAGAGAATCCCTCCTCTCATTACTGATGGGAATAATGATCGCGACTGGTCAGGATCACACAGCTTTACTGCAAAAAAATGTATGCCAATGATCGACGCCATGTCATTAGGTTATGTCATTCCTCTTATCGGCGACTTGACAGTGAGATCAAATCATGATTGCAGTACGATTGAAGTTACATCTTCTCCACAAATTAACGTATGCGAGTTTCATGACATTCGACAGTTAGGAGAAAGATCTGCTCCAGGATTTCCTGCTCCTCCTCTCAAATTTGTCAATCCGTGGATCGTAAAGACTGCTCCGGGTTGGTCTACGCTTTTCGTAGCACCGATTAATAACTTTGAAAGTCATTTTACTTGTCTGTCAGGATTAGTCGATACTGATACGTATCCAAAGGAAGTCAATTTCCCTGCAATCTGGCATACTCCAAATGCTGACGTGCTTCTACCAGCTGGAACTCCATTGATAGTCGCAATTCCAATTAAGCGCGATGCGATCCCATCAAAGCCTACGGTAAGAGATATGAAAGAACCAGAACAACACTTGATCAATCTCATATCGAAGATGCAAAACACACGCCGAGGCGTATATACGAAAGAATTAAGGGCGCCAAGAAAATGAAAGATCTGTTTTCTTTTTTAAAACCAAAGAAAGATATTCAATTCGTAGACACTAAAAAGTTATCTTATCATAACTTTTCTGTAGAACGGGCTGTCGATGTTCCAACGAATACTCGTAAAGTCCAACAAGACAAGTATGGCAAACATCTGATGCCATACTGCCCTGGAATTTTAGACTATGCTCAGTTTGGATATATTATTCCTGCATGGGTAGATATTCATATCATGGCAAACAAAGCCGGAGTTTCATGGTATCTTGGAGATAAAGGCGCCAGAGGAGATCGTGGATTTGATAACGGAGTTCGAATGGACGAAAAGTTTGTAGAAGGTGCATTTACTCCAGTAGGAATTGATCCTGTCGCTATCTTATTTCCATCTCCTTGGAAAATTTTTACGCAAAAAAACATTAGCGCGCTGTTAATGCCCGCATTCTATCATTCTAAGTTCCTCGAAGATCTATATGTGACTCCAGGTTTAGTAGACTATAAGAACTTCCATATCACAAACTTTATTTGCATGCCGAAAAGAGAATGTAACGTTCACATTAAAGCGGGAGAACCCTTGTTGCACGTGATTCCTTTCCTCAATAAAGATATTACTGCTTCTGTTGGTCCAGCGACAGATGAGATGGTAGATAAAATTTCCAACATGATGCCAGGCGATGATAAGCAATATTATCGAAAGTTTATGGGAATTAAAAAGAAATTTAATATGCAAAAAGAAGAGAATAAACAATGAATATTTTTGTTTCAGTATGTTCGTACCAAGATCCTTTACTTCCTCATACCATCAAGAGTATGATGCAAACCAAGTCAAATAGGAACAACGTAGTCTATTCGATCTTCGAGCAGACGCGCTACGAGGATTCTTTAGCTTGCACAGAGCCTGTGCTTGTAAGTAGAGATGATGTCATCTATAAAAGAATTGATCCAGAATATTCTGATGGATGTGTTTGGGCAAGATACATTAACTTGTTAAACGTGACAAATGAATACGACTTTATCTATCAAGTCGACTCTCACATGTTACATGATATGAACTGGGATCGCTCGCTTGTCGAAGATTATAAGCGAGCGATGGATATGGCTGGAACGAACAAAGTAATCATTACTGGATCATGTAAATCATTTGTGATTGAAGAAAAAGACGGAGAAATTAAAACGTATCCTCAGCAAGAAGTCAATGATGCGTGTAAAGTAAAGTACTATACTATTGATCCTTATAATTTTATTCCCGATGTCCACGGCGATAATGTCCCTTCGACTGATATGCCGAGACCGGCATTTCATATTATGGCCGGCAACTTCTTCACACATACCGACTGGCTCGATGAAGTCGGTTTAGATCCAAAGATCTTCTTTACAGGAGAAGAAATCATGATGACGATGATGTCATATGCTGCTGGATATAAGATGTTCCATCACAGTAAGATGGTATCATATCATCTTGAAAACACTCGAAACTGGCATACGAAGACTCCACCAGAAAATGCCAAAGCTGCTCGTAGAAGAGAAATTTTAGCCGAAATTGGTATATGGAGATGGAAGCAGTACCTCGAAACCTGCAGAGAAGATCTTCTTCTCGAGTTTCATAAGGAATTTGGAGTAGACTTTATTAACTTGGAAATCGAAGAACGAGCGAAGACTTATAGTCTCGATGCTATCGGAGGAATTGATATCCTTGCAGCATCAAAGAAACCAAAGAAGAAGGTCAAGCTTCCTAAAACTCTTTTCATGAGCGAAGATGAAGAATGATAGTATGTTCTCTCCCACGGTGTGGTGCTACTCGCTTTTGCTTGGATCTCCAAGATAAAACTGGTTTGCCATTTGTGGGAGAGATGCATCCTATTCATATTGAAAGCGATAGAAAAGCGCTGACTCATGAAACTGGACACCAAACTAATTTTACATCAGATTCTTTTGCAGAAATTTTACAAGATCATAGCGAACACATCGTACTCGTAAATCAACATCCATATCTCTTGGCAAATCAAGCAAGTGTTTTTATGCTTCGTAGAAATATGAGAAACGCAGCCTTAAGCATGGCAAACTATTTGTTAAAAGTTTATCCAGAACTAAAACCAAATGCTATTCGTTTTAATATTGTTTTAATGTATAATGATTATCGTGCGCTCTTAGCATATTTAAATAAATATGAGAAAGAAGTGATATGGTACGAAGATTATTATGACATCGAAGATACGACTACGCCATTACTTGATTCGTATCCAGGTAGAGATTCTATTATAAAAGAAATTGACGCGCATTATGGATCTAAAAGTTGACAAAAGATATGTGCTTACATTAGCACAATTAGTAGGCCCGTTTATTGCAATCTGGGCTCTAATTCAATATGCAACTTTTCCATGGATAATGGTTTCGTTAATTATGTTCTTTTTTATGAGAGTGATAGGAGGATCGATTACGTATCATCGAATCCATAACCATCGCACTCATACTATGCATCCTACTATGGAATTTATGTGTACAACATTCGGGTTCTATGGTTCATTTGCATCTCCTCTTGAATTTTGTATATCACACGATAATCATCATAAGTATCATGACACTGAAAAGGATCCACATCCTTATCATTTAAGAGGCTGGAAAATACTTTTCCCAATTTTATGGAACGATGACGTAAACCAAAGAAATATTAAAACTGCAGTCAGACTTACTCGTAATAAGATTACTAATTTCTTCTATGAAAAATACTGGCTTTTGTTGATGTTGCCATTTTTGTTGTTATTCATATCTACACCGGCATATTTGTTTATTTACTTCGTTCCTGCTACGATGTCAATATGGTCTACAGCGATAGCATCTCTAAATCATGACATGAATGGTCCTAAAGATATGGGATTTTGGTACGGAATTATCAGCGGAGGAGAACATATGCATAAACAACATCATGATCGCCCATTTGATACGAGCAAAGAAGGTTGGATAAATACCATTGCAGATATAATAGCTACAAAGAGAGTTAAGACATGAATCTAATTCAAATTGACGTACACAATTTATCAGAAGTTGATTTTGATGATCTATACGAAAGATCAAAAGACACGATTGATATCAATTGGCCGGCAGATTCTTCGTTTACAGACGCCGAAAGAAAAGCTCGCATCATCGCTATTATAACCAGTGGATTTAATAATGAATGGCCAGGTTTAAACGTACATGCACCTAATGATAGATATGTTGCGAGTAAGACTGTAGATCTTGACACCGGAAAAGATATGCAATTTGTGACAGGATTTATATTAGAGGATGGGACTTTTGACGGAAGACATTTTTTCACCGCAGCAGATGAAAACGGTTCAAGAAATTATGTTTATTCAGAAGCCTTTAGACAAATTAGAAGCGAATGGAACGCAAGACTTGGCATAACCAAAACTCTATATAGAAATATTCTTGCAAACTCTACTATACATAAATCTATACGCCTTAGACAAAACACGGGATTTTTTACTATTTTAGAGGACGTAGAATCTCCATTAGGCCCAAATTTTAGAAATGTTTTGGTACAATTTAACTAATGAAATTTCTATTGAATGTAGGAGCCGAGAAAGCTGGCACTACTTGGTTATATGATTATTTTCGAAACCATCCAGAATTCTATGATATGGGAAAAGAACTGAATATCATTCAGAGAGATGATTTAGTTCCTCTCTTAGAAGATGTAGACGAATACAGAAAAGACATAGAGTCTTTCTTTCGAGCAGTTTCAAATATAAATCAAGTGACAGGTGACTTCACACACTACGAAGGCTCAAGCGAGAACGTCTTTCGACTTATAAAGAATGGCTTATTGAAATACGATATTGAAGTAGTGCCAGTCTATATTATGCGAGATCCTATTCAAAGGGCTTGGTCTTCTTGGAATTCTCTCGGCGGAGGAAAGATTGCAATTAAATCCCCAGCTTCACAGTTTGTGATGACTAATTTTATGTCATGCAAATATAAAGAAACGATAGAAGCTTTAGATAGTGTTTTCTCAAATCCTCTATACTTCTTCTATGAAGATTTTTTTACTCAAGCCAATATCAATAAGATATGTGATGAGTTACAAATTTCTTACCATCCTGCAGAGTGCGATAATAAAATCAACACTTCTCTGTATAAGAAGATGCCAAATATCTTCTTGAAAACTTTTGGTAAATCTCCAAAGAATGCTACTGCAGTTAAATATGTTTTTGAAAGATTTGAAAATGCACCATGGAAACTCGAGAATTATTCGTAGATCTACTCTCGATGAAGATTTACGAATAAAATTGCTTGACGGTTTAAAAAACCCAATACATATACACTACTTTGATCGCAATGAGGCTACGAACGCAACAGATGAAGTTGTACTCGAATTTCTCGACAGAGAACAGTTTAACTGTAATAAAACTCATATCGAATATTGGTTTCAGTCTCAAGAAGGTTCAGGAGATTTGTGGCCACACGTAGACTTTAATGAGAAGCTTCGTCATAGAATTAATGCTGGAGAACAGTTAAAACCTGAAGAACTGATGTCTCCAATTACCATCGCATGTTATTTAGAGGCAACCGAACTTGAAGGCGGAGAATTCTGCATCTCTGAAAGAAGCTGGCTCGATTATGAGAAAGAGATTACTCCTCCAGAAGCCTTAAAAGAAGAGTTACTCAAATATACGCATGAATCTTTTCAACCTTTCGAAGGAGCAGTCTTATACTTCGAAGGTAGTCGATACTATCATTGGATCAACGAAGTGAAACGCGGATCTCGTAAGAGTATATTGATCAATTTCTGGGACGACTGCAGCCTCAAGTCCACTTAGTTCCATGGCGAGAACTATACTTCGTTTCAGGGTCGTATGCTGCAAAGTCTTCGTAGCGAGGATCTCCTGGTTCTGCTCTCTTGCCGATGCTATACTCGCCGATATGATTGACGATGTTATGGCCATCTTCGGTCTTCAGCTTACATGTCTGCATACCAAGTTGTTGTAATGACTTTGCTACAACATACTCGCTCAAGTTCTTCTCGCCTACTGATTCGGCATGAGGAAGATCTACTATGGCGCGCGGAAAAACACTTGCCAAACTCCAAAAATATGCCTCAGAAAGTTCGCCACGGTATTTTCCAAGTGTAATGTCTGTTTCATAAGCCTGCGTTTCCTCTTCAAAGTCATACCATTTCTGACGCGTCAAACACACCTGAGAAACGTTACGATAGTCGTGTAAGATCTGAGTCATGTCGAGCATTCGAATCGGACAGTTGAATGTCACATCATCTTCTGACAGATACACATAATCATAATCTCGTTCTCTCAGCAGTTCGAAGGTTCTATTCCATACATATGGCAAACCCATATTCTGCTGATGTAAGAAGATCTCTGTGAAGCCAAAATTCTTGGCTAACTCGAACATCGTGCCGTCATGACGACCTTTTGGCATGTCATCGATAAAGATGCCTTCGACTTGACATCCTTCAAAGTTTAACATATCTCGCTGAGATTTGAGTGTAGGAATCAAATACTCAAGACGGTTAGTCGACCATATAATCTTACAAACTTTCATCGCGCTTGCTCCGTGTCAAAGAAGAATGTCTGAAACAGACGTCCGTCATATAGATCTTTGCCGAAGTAATCTAAGCTGGCATGGAAGAGGTCACCGCTATACAAAACTAATCGATTGTATTTGTTGCCTACGATGTCGACTCGATCCCACTTGGTATAGTCATATGCTTCGTGCTCGTTAGTTGGAGCTCGATACTCTCCAGTTTCTTTGTGTCGAAACATTCCTGTGCCTGCAGTGTGAGGTGCATCAGGAGTGAGGTAGCATACACCAGCCCACATGCTCGTATGATCACAATGGATCCACGTTCTATCTGAAGCTGTAGCGTATTGAAAAGCTCCAGTGTAACCCGAATCTTCGTGCCAATTGGTGATCTTTCCAATCGGATTCATCCAATGCTGAATGCAATCCTTGACATCTTGTGTCAAGAATGAAGGTGTTCGTTTTCCTGGATAGTTGCCCGTAACGCCAAAGTCTTGTGTAAGAGCAAAGGCTCTGACTGCGTCGGGATTGATATAGAAGTTATCTATGATCATCAAGTCTAAATTCATAATATTTCAAGTCCTCATATTGTACTGGTTGTATTTATACGGCTTATAAATAGCTTAAGAATAAATATAATAAAAGAGGGATTACATGGCCACTCCTACTACAAAAGCCGAGTTCAAAGAATACTGTCTCCGTAAGTTAGGCAAGCCAGTAATTGAAATCAACGTAGACGACGATCAAGTCGATGATCGTGTTGACGAAGCGCTTCGTTACTGGTATGACTATCACTTTGATGGTTCTGAAAGAGTATACTACAAGCATGCTATCACGTCAACTGACGTAACAAACAAGTATATCACTCTTCCAGAAAATATCATCGGTGCTGTCAGTATCTTCTCGATGGGTGATCCTTCGATCCGCTCTGACGACCTCTTTAACATTCGCTATCAGATCGCGCTGAACGACCTCTACACTCTAACTAACGTGTCGCTTGTTCCATACTACATGGTCATGGAACACCTTGCTCTGATGAACGAGCTTCTTGTCGGTAAACAGCCTATTCGTTATTCTCGTCACAAAGATCGACTGCATGTTGATATGGATTGGAACACAGTTGCTGTCGGAGAATTCTTACTCGTCGAAGCATATGAAGTAGTCGATCCGGAAACATGGACAGATGCTTATAACGATCGTTGGCTTCAGAACTATGCTACGACTCTGATCAAAGAACAATGGGGATCCAATCTTACAAAGTTTACAGGCATGACTCTACCTGGAGGAGTTCAATTTAACGGTGAGAAAATCTACGACGATGCCGTAGCCGAAAGAAGAAAGCTCGAAGACGAGATGATTTCTTCTTATTCTCTGCCGGTTCTCGATATGATTGGATAATACATGTCGACCAACTTTTATTTCAACAATTTTACAAATAGCCAAGAGCAGATCTTAATTGAAAATCTGGTTCTTGAGTCTATTAAGATGTATGGTCACGACGTATATTATTGTCCTCGAACGCTGATTGCAAAAGATGATGTATACGAAGAAGATTCATTATCACAGTACAACAATAATTATTTAATTGACATGTATATTCGTAGCTATGAGAGCTATGAAGGTGACGGTCAATTCTTATCGAAATTCGGACTTGAAATCAGAGATCAAGTAACGTTTACAGTATCTGTTCGTAACTTTATGGACGAGATCGGAAATGTTGAGATGATCGATCGTCCTCAAGAAGGTGATCTTATCTATCTTCCGATGGCCGATCGTCTGATGTATGTCAAGTATGTCAATAAGACTCCTGTCTTCTATCAGATGGGATCGATTCAGATGTATGATCTTGTCTGCGAAATGTTTGAATATAGTGGTGAGCAACTGAATACTGGAATTGCTGCCATTGATAACATCGAAAGAGATCTCAGCCTTAGCCTCGATCTATACAACATTACCACTTCTGACGGACTCATTCTTATCACTCAAGATGGAACTCCTATTATTCAAAGCGGTTATAGTTTCGAAACACAAGCTGGTGATCCATTCGAAGACAATACCGAGTTCGAAGTCGAAGGCGACAGTATTCTCGACTGGACGCAGATAGATCCTTTTAGTGAAGGTAACGTATAATGTTTGGAAGAACATGGAATCATGATAGCTTAAGAAAGTATATCATCGTATTTGGTACGGTGTTCAACGACATCTATATCAATCGCCTTGATAGTAATGAAGAAATAAGACAGACTCTGAAAGTTCCTCTGACTTATGGTCCAAAGGATAAGGTTCTAGCAAGACTCGAACAAAATCCAGAAATGTTAAATCAAGTTGGTATTGTTCTGCCTCGTATCTCATTCGAGATGACGTCCTTAGAATATGATCCTACTCGTAAGCTGAATACTCTCAACAAGCTGACAAAGCAATCTGCCACTGCAGGCACAGACGACGAAGTCAAGTATCAGTATATGCCTGTTCCATATGACATGCAGTTTGAGATGAACGTCTTAGTCAAGAACGCAGAAGATGGCACTCGCATCGTAGAACAGATCGTGCCTTACTTTACTCCTGACTTTACAGTGAGTGTCAATCTTGTTCCTGAGATAGACAGTGCACGCGATATTCCTATCATTCTGAATAGCATTACTTCTCAAGATCAATACGAAGGCAGCTTCGAGCAAAGAAGAGCATTGATCTGGACACTTAGCTTTACAATG